TCTTTATCTCGCCAGCCGCCTTGCATTTTTCTATATGACGGGCCGGTGGCCACACCCTGTCATTGATCACAAAAATCGGAACAGATCAGATAATCGATGGCGCAATCTACGAGAGGCAACGCATTCTCAAAATCTATTCAACATGAAACTAAAAGAGAAAAACCGAACTGGATTCAAGGGAGTTGTCTTTCACAAAAAGAAATATGTCGCGCAGATCAGCATCAACAACCACCCAACCTATCTTGGCAGTTTTGATACACCGGAAGAAGCACACACCGCATATCTTAAAGCGGCCAGGAAACTAGCAGGAGAGTTCGCGCGGGCAAAGTAACGCCCGCGCGAATATCTTTTGAGTCGCATCACCAGGTTACTGCCTGTGTCCACGCAATGACACCCGCGCGTCTGACCAGCCAATTGAGTGGCAGGATCATCCGCAAAGCCAAGCTATCCGTTTGAAATAGCGAGCGCTGTGGAGTGGCAACGACGCCCGGCGATCCGGCGACAAGGTCCGTCGGAGTCGTGTCCTCCATATGAAGTGTGGCCTGATCTGAAATTTCCAGGCGAGGTCCGTCACCACCGACGCTGACAAAGTCCGCAGCATCGATCATGATCATTGTTTTCGTCGGCACTGTCGCAGAATCAATGAGTGGGATGCCGACAATGTTTCCGGCGTTGATTTGCGCCTGGAACGGGAAGATGCCGGTGTTGGCCGCTTGCAGCAATGACGCACGGAACATATCGGTCGGGTTGACTAGAAAAACAGGAGACCGAACGTTGCCGTAAGTGTTCGTTGTCAGCGCGCCGACAAGCGCGGTGATATCACCGATGAATGCGTTGATGCCGCCGCCCGCCGTCGCCGTAGTCACGGTAACGCCATTGAGCAATCCAGCGGGTCGGATCACGGTCGCCGGATTCGCGTCAAGCAACACAGTGTCAATCGCGACCGACGTGTCTTGCTGAATCGCCTCACGAATGATGCCCTCGATCTGCGGCGTGGAATGGTCGGCCATCTCCCTTGTCCACGTGGATATCACGGCCGCCTTCTTAGGGGTCAGCGTCTGTGACGTGAATGCTCCCTGCCGCACCGGGATTGCTTGGCCTTCACCGACAAACGATCCGGCGATTGTCGGCGTGCGCGAGCGCGTCGGGATGATGATTTTTCCGAACTGCCCGAACGTGAGTGACAAACCCTTGCCAGCGAGACGATTGAAAATCGCCAATGGCATGAGCAACGGCATGAGGTCCGTCCATTTCGTCTGCACGAGCTCAGCCGCCCATCCTACGACCGTGGTCATTGCAGGCGCCGATGGCGCGCGCAAAATGAGATCGGTGAAGATTCGCGTCGGCTCGTCGTCGCCATACTGCTGTTGCAGAATTTGCTGCGGCAGTTGGCCAGATGCTTTCGCACCGATCAGGACACGGCCCGCGCGGCACAGATAGCCGAGCGGATCAAGCTCTTTGTGACCGTGTACGATTGCCGGGCTGGCAACACTGCCGTTAGCACCATTGCCCTTGCTGGCATTCGGATCGATCACGGCAAGCGACCGTCCGCCGTTGGCTTTCGTGACATCAGCAAGACTCTTTTCGGAGTCCTGCAATGCCGCAAGATGCTTTCGCTTCGTCGCGATCTTCGAGTTGAGGTCTTGATTCGTCTCGATATCAGCATCGCTGACATTCGAGTTGTCCATCTTCTTGAGGTGCTCTTCGAGCCCATCTTGCAGGGCCACGAGTTCCTTTTGCGCCTCGACAATTCTTTCGCTCAGCAACATGACTGTTGCTCCATGCTTCGAGTGGGTTCTGGCAGACTCGCCGGTTCGATTCCGCTGTGCTCTCCTGTTGGCATGCTCGCCAGAGCGCCGAACGGTGTTGGATTCGCCGCGCATCTTTTTGCCGACAGACTCGTCGAAGATGACGCGTTGCGTTTCCGGGGATATTCGCAGCGACTTCGCGACGCTGAGTGCGTTTGGATTCGCCGGAATTGAAACAAGCGAGCATTCGACAAGCTCGCTTTTGACATAGACCATGCCGTCGAACGGATCGCGCCCGCGCGGCTTAGATTCAAGTGCTTTGAAGCCGACCGACACAGCCTTGAGAACGCCCGCGTCAATCAGTCGGCGGACTTCGTCAATGCGCGGTGACGTGCCCCATGGCGCAGGCTGTAGATGGCCACGCAACTCACCGCCGACGACCTTGAGGTTCTTCCAAGTTCCTATCGGCCAGTCGGAGCGGTGGTTGAAAAGACAAATCGGATTTTTCTTGAAGTTCTCGAAGCTCCAACCGGCGGGCTCGATGATGTCATTGAAGTGATCTGGTGTCGCGTCACTTAAAATGAATTCGGTGTCACCGCTCTCGGTCTTGTCCGACATCTTGTGAATGACGCCACGGTCGCCGCCTTCGCTTTGCATAGCTGAGTACGGGTTTTCCTCCTCCCAGTACAACATGCAAACTTCTTCGGCATCGAAGCCGCTGTCTTCATCAATCTTGTCTTCGATTTCGTCGGCGCAGCGTTCGATGTAATCATCACGACTTTCGTCATCCTCGATTTCTGGCGCGTCGATTTGTTTCGCAATGATCATCTTCCAAAGCGCGATGATGCGGGCGACTTCATCAGCGCTCTTTTTCGGTGCAGATTCACCAGTATGCTCGCGCCATTGAGTCAAACAAATTGCAACCATTTGCTCTTGCGGGCGACCGGTATCGGAAGTCGAAAGTTCGTGCATGCAATATTTCATCCATGCAGTTTGACTCTCGCCCTTCTGTGGTTTTCGAAGCGGCATCATCGCCTCCTAAGTTTGCATATAAGCAAACCACGTCCGGTCAATTTGTTTGAGCGGCCAACCGTTCGCTAAAAACTCGTCAAGCACGGCTTTCACATCGACTGTCGTGGCATTCGAGTAATCATGCCACACGATCAATCCGCCCGACCGCACCACCTCGCGCGCTAACATGCTGTCGTGTCGCACCGCGACATCCCCATGATCCCCATCGATGTACGCGATATCAAACCAGCACGGCATTTCTTCTGCCGTTAGATCGAGCGAGCCGCGCTTGTGGATGATCAAATCAAAACGCGGATCGGAAGTCGCAAGCTCGCCGGGCCATTGTGTCATCTCGCCCCGCTGAAAATCGTGCTGCGGCTGATAGCTCGGCGGAACATCCACGCCGACATAACGTTCGAGCGTCGGAACGTTGTGCAACAGCAATTTTGCGGTACGACCGTCGCGGCATCCGATTTCTAGCATCGTTCGCGCTTCGACCGACCTCGCAAGCGCGACAAGAATTTCTAGCTCCCCTGGATTTTGATATTCACGATGTAGACCAAGCCAAGCAATCGACGTGACGTTGAATTCGAATTGCGAAATTATCGGCAGCATGCAAGCGCGCTTCCCCAATCGTCGGGCTTGGCCTGTCGATGCAACGTGAGATTCTTGTAGAGCGGCGACAACCATCGCCATGAATGCCAGTGCGATAATAGCCCAACAATGTTTGGATGCCCGACCGCGCCAGCGAGATGCAGCGCCGCTGTATCGACGCTGACAATTTGATCACATAGCAACATCAAAGCGGCGCAGTCGGCAAAATCTTCAAATGCAAAAACTTCAACACCGAGATCGTGGGCCGCTTCAGCCCCCTGTTTCTGCACGCTGAGCAATTTGGTCTCCGGACCACCGAAATGCCCAATCAGAATCGCAAGCGGAATCTGCCGTGGATAATCGTCTTTGTTAGGAACACCTACCGACCACGCCAGCCCAACGGTCTTGCGGGTATCGCTGTCAAGCCGCGCATTCCACTTGTGGATCAGTTTGTCATCGACCGTGAGATATGGCGCGAGCGGGACTTGCGACGGCTCGATGCGCAACGTGCCGAGCACGTGCAGCATCGGGCAGAAATAATCAGCATCGCACAGGTCTTCGATCACCGGCCCGCATTGCTGCGCCAACCGACGCAGTTCTAGCGGCATCATCATGATCACATCCGCGCCCATGTCCTTGAGCACCCGCACGTAACGCAACATCATGATCGAATCACCGAAGCCGTGGTCGTGGACAAGCAGCAAACGTCTCCCAGCAATGTCCTCGCCATGCCATTGTTTCAATCCGCCAGCGATAGCGCGTTGCGATACCGGTCGTGCAAACACTGCATTGGTTTCGCACTCCGCATATTCATCGAAGCCTTCAGGCCACCGGCCCATCGAAAGTAAAATCAGCGCGCGATTGAATTTGGCACGGATCGTTGGCGACTGCCGGATCGCCATGTCGATTGCACGCAGCGCGTGGCCCGGCTTGTTCACGCGCAGCAAATCGACGGCAGCATTGAAATGATACAGATACGTACCGATCAACCCAGGCTCGGTCGGCGGCGGCACAGCACGAAAGCCAACGATCTCGCCGTCTTTCGTAATAGCAATGTTTTCACCGGGCAACGCTGCCACGCCGCACTCGCCTTGTACGTCCAACACCTCGCCGTCTTCAGTCAAGCCGCGCCAGCCAAGCTCGGTGAGTTCACACACCGAGACGGGCGGAAGATCATTCACGAATGCGCCGAAATGCGACATCTTATCCCGGCTTCCAATTCGGCGTCAGCCACGCGAAGCCGCGCGGATCACGCAACGCCCACGCAACCGGCCATCTAACTTTGATCGCGAGACTATCGGTCTGAAACACTGATTTCTCAGGCCCGACTGTTCCTGGCGCCCCGGGTGCCGTGTCATCCATGACCAACGTTCCCTGCGTCACGCTTTCGACTTCTGGATTGGGCGAAGCTGCGGTCGCAAGCGCGTTTGGTGCGATGGCGCAGAGATCATTGCCGAGCGCGGTCGAACCATAAAAAGCAATATCACGTGCAACGCCGGGGTCTATATTGAAGCGCAACGACATCGCAACCGCGCGTCCCGGCGAGCCAACAATGATGTAAGGCCCACTGCCGCCGACTGGCGCGATTGCATTGATCAGCGTCGCAATGTCTTCAAATGCTGCTTGCCAGAGATCAGTCGCCACTGATGGCGTTTGTGCAACGTTGTTGTACTTCATACCTGCCGGTTGCGCCGCAGTCTCTGCGCTTGCGCCAAAAAAGGCAGCATCGAGCGCGGCACCCTCCGAGCGAACAAGCGCATCGCCAACGGCGACTTCTGCATTCGAGCCCTCGACTAACTCGCGAGTCAAAAGCGCAATGGCCGCCAGCTTATGCGGATTGATAACCACCGCAGTCGACGGAAATTGCCGCACCGGGATCGCCGCGCCCTCAGCAACGAATGATGCGTTGCCCGCGCCAGCAACGAAAGCCGGGACCGAAAGAGCCCCTGCGCCATTCCACGCCAAGACCAGTCCGCGACGAATAACCTGCGCGGCGGCCGATGCGGGCGCAAGCGCCTCGACTTGATCCCTGACAACCTTGTGCGCGAGTTCTGCCGCCCAACCGGCAACTGTCGTCATCGCAGGTGCCGAAGCGGCGCGTGTGAGGATATCAAAGACATAACGATCAGACGGCCAAAACTCTTCCGCAACTGAATGCGGAGAGACGCGCCGGATGGAAGCGATTACTTGCGCAGTAATGATGCGAATAAAACTGTTTCCAGGCGGTGACTCGCGCCGAAAAAACGGCCGATGCAAATCTTCCGGCACTATTGGAAGCGGGCGGTTCATGATGATCCCTTTTTCTTCGAGTTCTTCGCGCGTTGCTCGGCCAGCCACTTGTCACGGTTGCGTTCGCGGATTTTCTCTAACAGGTCAGCGCCTTGCTCGGTTGGATCGAGCCAGTATTTGCCGGTCGACATATCAATCGCCAGCAAGTCGACATGAATGTCTTTGCTCTCAGCCATCACGCTGCCAATTTCGGCGCATTGGTGCCGATCCCTGATCCGTTCGCGCCAATCGGAAGGGCACTGAAAGCAGGCGCTTTGTCGAGCCACGCATCCCAGCTTTTGTATGCTGTGCCAGCGATGACAACTTCGTGCTCACTGTGGATATTGATACCGTAGGCTGGGATCGAGATTGCCGCCGTGCGCGGGACCAGCGCGCGCAAGACAATAGACTCCCCTTGGACTCCCCAACCATTCGCTATGCTTGGATCGGTCGTTGCAGACGCGGCTCCGTTGCGATCTACCTTTACCGTCGGGAGCTTTTCGTAGCTGCTCTTGTAGCCCTGATGCTCAGTTGCCACTATTTGCTTTTTGACGCCCTTTTCCTTCACCGCTTGTTCGAAGCGCGCAGGATCGTGACGCTTCAAATTGATGCCACGATACAGTTCAAGTTCTTGCTCGCCCGCACGGTCGAGGAGATACTGTGTCGTCTCCCACTTTGCCCGGACGTAGGCTTTGACACCAGCATAGCCGCCGATGTCTGCATACCGGTGATTAGCGAACTCTTTCACGTAATCGACATCGATTTGTTTTCCTGCTTTCGTGTTAAGCCGACCACCAAGTTCGTCAGCGGTGGCGACTTGCAACAATTTTCCGTTGTCCGATGTCGAGCTTCCCTTCCACGCATCCCACAACGAATGATCGATTGCTGCCATCCTCGCCGGATCGACAGACGTTTTTCGCAAACCACGCTCAACAATGATCTCGTTCGCGCGTGCAACCGACAGAAAGCGAGCGAGTTGTTGCGTGCGCTTGTAGCTGGCACCACTGGTTTCGTTAAGCGGATCGAACTTTTCCGGCAACGCTTCGACTACAATCTTGTTTTCAGGTGGAGAATCCTTGGTCTCGCTTTCCGGCTTGTCGACCTGATCGTGCTCGTAGGCCCATTCGAATTTTTGCTTGTCACTCATCTCGCCAAAAAACTGTTCCGCATATTCTTTTGCGGTATCCTCCAAATATTCCGGCGCATCCATCGAACCAGATAAGTCTTCGGCTTTTTTGTTGAATAATTCGGTAAGTTTGCTCACGATCTCGTCGCGCATTTCCTCCGTCAACCGCTCGGATGGCTTCGGTTCTGGAATGCCAAGTAATGCTTGTTGCGCGGGATCAATTCCGACCACGTGTTCTTCGTCGAGCCCCTTGTCATCAAACTCAATATCCGGGTCTTCCTGGCCCTCACCGTTACCGCTGTACTCGACGGTCATGTTGTCCAAGTATTCGTTTGGAAATTCGAACGGCAGCGGCGACTTGCCCGCCTCTTTGCGTTCTTCCTGCACTTCCTTGATACCGTCTACCGCCCACTGCAAGTCATGACCTTTGGTGAACCTCCACGCCACCAGATTTTTTGCATCGTCGAGCGCGCCGCCGCTGCTGTACCAATTGTCAACTTCGCTTGTTAACACATTTGGCGTTTCGTGCTCGACGTAGGCGTCTTCAATCTCTTGCTGTTTGGTGTTACTGAGTTCGTCCCAACTCTCAGGATAATACGGTTCATCCTCGATCTCTTCGCTGGCAGGAACCGGAACATTTCCCATCGCCGCCGATAGCTTGACCGCGTCTCTGGTCAGCGAGTCGAGCAACGGCCGCGCCTTTTGATATTCGCGCTCTAATCGTTTTGCCGTCGCCTTGTTCCATTCATCACCTCCGACCTCGACGACTTTCGGATCAAGCTTCGGCTCGGTTGCGGCTGGCGCTGTGGCGCCTTCACCACCACCGCCGCCACCGGCAAATTGTCCGCCTTCTGGCGATCCTGCGGGCTCACGCGGATGTTGCGCCTCGTCCCAATCGCGCTTTTCTAGCGCCGCGAGTGCTGCGGTTTGTGCGGCAACGCCTTCGTCATAGCTCGCGACACGCTTGCCGTCACCGGGCTTGTACGACTGCGCATGCACCAGATCGTGCACCATGAATACGACATCCGGTCGGCCACCGTTGTACTTGCCGAAAGTTTTGTAGTTCCAGCCTTCGGGTTTTTGTGCGTCATCCCACGCTAGGCGCGCGACCGCGCGAAAACCATTTTTCGAATAGATATCCGGCAGAACGGTATCAAACGCATCAAGTCTGCGCCCGCCCTGTTGCGTGGCCAACGAGAGTGCGGCGTTAGCAAAATCCTTCTGCGACGAACTTGGATGCTTGAAAGCCGAAACGATGTCGTCGCCCTTGAGCGCAAAGCCTGACTTGCCATCGGGCGTCAAAAACATTCGCATTCCGCGATATTCATCGGCGGGATACGCATGCACACTCGCGCCAAACGGATTCGCGTTTTTTGCTGTCGTAATCGCGTCATGAAAGCGGCCATTGCCGCTTGCATTCAATCGATGAAATGTTGCTTGAGCCTCGCTCTGATGGACGGCTTCAACGTGCTCGCCTGCACTGTCGCCTCCGGTTTCTGTCCAGCGACCATGTTCGTCACGCGGTTGACTAGGATCAAAAGCTAGGCGCTGTGGTTGACCACCAGTTTGCGCGCCTCCTCGCCCGTCAGACTGAGGCCGCCCATCGCCACGGTGTGTTCGATTGCTTCCGCTGCCGTCAACAGCGGATGATGCGCCATGATGTCCTCGATCAGCTTGCGATCTTCCGGCCTCAAAGCGCTCAACAACCTCTCCCGCTCTTGCGGCGTCTCGGTCGAAACTGTCGTCTCGGTGTCCATAATCGTTCCGTGGTTCTGGCGGCCAGAATATAACATCATTTTCGCCGTTTTCAAGGACTCCTTTAGCCGCCTCGCTCGCGGGCTTCTTGGCTATGCCCTGTTCTTTCGTCCACTTGTCGGCTTCCGCGATCAGCTTCGTGATCGAGATGTCGACGCGTGCAACCTTGACGACTTTGTCACCTTTCAGATTGTTGTTCTTGAAATCGACACCCAATTGCCCGGCCCAAGTGTGATGACCGTCGAGAATGTAATCGTCGCGTGAGACGACCAGCCGTTTGTAAAATCCCTCCTTTTCAATGCGCTTCATCGAAGCGGCGACTTTGGCGCCGCTGATCTCGCTTTGCGTCGCGCGCAGATGGGCCGCGCGCTCGGTGTCCTTTTCGACTTTGAAGCCCTCGCCTTTGAGATACTTGATGAATGCCTTGGTCTGCTTGGCCGGGATCACCGGCATTTCAACTCGGGGAATATTTTTTGTCTCAGCGCAAAATAAGTTAGTGCCTTCGACGCTGACGTTGCAGAGATTGAATACGGGCGCGGCTTCGCCGTGTTCGGCCATCTCGGCCGCAGTCTCGCCTAGCCGCTGAATCAACGTCGAGACTTGTTTCGGCTGTTTGAGTTCAACTTTTTTGTTTTCGAACAACGCGCGCTGCGCGTCGTAAACGTTCGATGTGTGGATTACGCCGTCTTTGTCGACCCACGCGTGTTTCGAGTAGCCTTCGCCGGGATGCTCACGCTCACCTTCACCTCCGCCATCTGTCCATTTGCCTTCTGGGT